CATCTGAATCTATTACAAAATTCTGTTCGTATCCTAAAAGACCACTCCATGTACCGTATAAATTGTACTGCTTACCGGTATCCTTGACTTTTACGGTATCTCCCACGCAGATTTCGTCTTTCTTCTCCGGTTCTTTCTCCGGTTTGTAGTTTTCAAGGACAACGTACTCGCTGTGCCATAAACCAACATTTTCCTCAGATTTTTTGCAAATACATCCTGATGTCGTAACGCAATTTACTTTGAAAATATCTCCGTTTTTATAAGGAATCAAACAAGGCATCGCACAAACAACCTTGATGTACTCACCGACTTTAGCTTTTCTCTTAACCTCCCGGACACCGTTATCAGGCTTCGCATCCTCGCCCATCAGCCGATTAAAAGCCAACTTAGCACCAGTACGGAAATCAAATTCATCAGCAGGATTGCAGTTAGCTTCTGCTTTCTCGCCAGTGGACTTGTCCAGTGCAATCACTTTGTTGTCCTTGCGGTAGATGACGATGGTTTCGTCCTTTATTATTTCTAATTCTTCTTTGCAAAAATACCAACAATGATTTCCAGAGTAAGTTTTGCCACTTCTTGTATACCCATTTCCGTCATGCCCTTTGTTCCAACCATCAAACTTTACAAGAACAAGGTCTTCGTTTCTTAAAAAATCGACTACAATACCTTTTTTCTGATTTATTTTTTCAACTACTCTGTCTCCAACCTTAAATTTATGTTTTTCCATCTTATTCTTCCTCGCTTTCCGGCTCATTCATAAATCCACTTGCAACTCCCTGATGCACTGTCACATCAGCTTTGTAAATCTCCTTGATGCTTCTAGGCATCACATGAAATGTCACATCCGTATCAGCAATTTTGCCTTTGAATTTCAAGGCTCCACGGTCTGAAAGTCCCAGGTACACACCCACGCAACACTTGTCATCAAAATTGAATATCACGGTGTCACCGGCATTGATTGTTTCTCCGCTTGTTGTCAGAACGGAAATGACTGTCCCTTTCTTAATCTGCATTCTCTTCATTCCTTTCAAACTCTTTCAATTGCTCCGCCAACTTCTTACATTCATCAGCAACATATTCTTCTGAACGAACGGCATCGACACCAACAGGAAATTTACTTTCTATCATTTTTTGCATCTGATAAATTTCTTTACGGCTTGGGAATTTCTGTATTGCATAATCCAAATCCGCCTTATCTCCAGCGTGACCGCAATCGAACCCAAACCACCATAAATCACTTTTGATAGGATAATTTGAATTTGTTCCACCACCTGAATATGAAATACCTCCGTGACACTGGAAATATGCTTCAATTCGAATTCTTTCATCTTTATCAATACAAGCACCAAGCAAAGGGAAAATGCCACTTACTTCTCTGCCCCAAATATCTGATTTTTTAATTTCAAGATGGTAATCATAATTTTTTCCGTATAACGTATGATTCTTTGGAATGCCAACATATCCGCACCTGTGAGCCATATTTCCAAATATCACAACGCATTTATACCCTACGTGTTCAAACTCACGCTCGACAATGTAGCGTTTCTCTGTTTCATTACTCATTCTTCACTTCCTCCACTTTCAAACTCGCATCATCACTTCTGCGGAACATAATCAACTGACTGTCAACATCAGGAATCTTCCAAGGGTCAAGGCTCTCGGTATCGTCAACCATGATAGGCAATTCCACCCCACACCGCTTCTGAAACGCATTGCAAATGTCAATCTCCGTCAGAATCCTTGCTCCGTGGTTCATGTTTCTGCTGTAAGGCTCTCCACGGTATGTAAAGTCACAACATTCTTCCGTGTCACCATTCACAAAAGGTCTAAACATCCGCACAGTGCAGAAAGAAAGATACTTGTTCACATCAGCTTCCAACAGTTCGTTCTTCTTCCGGCTGAATTTCTTTAACAGGTCAAGCTGTGCCTGCACATCCGTAATCTTCTGTGCAATGTTCTTTCGCTCCTGTTCCAGTTCTGTGATACGCTTATCCACACTCTCGTTAATGCTTACACTCGCCAAAGACTTATCAACCACAGAAATATCATTGCGGATCTGCTCTTCATCACCTTTTAACTGGATTCTGAGAAGATTCATGTCAGTGAATTTGTTCATGGAAGCTTCTTTCTCAGCAATCTGTGACTGGATAGCTTTGTATTCTTCTGTGTTGGAAATATCCACGCTTGCCGGAATGGAATTTAATGCATTATCGGCAATGGCAATCTCTTTTTCCAACCGCTCCACTTCATCCTCGGTCTTTTTCAGTTCCTCACGCTTATGCTCCAGTTCTGCCTGATCCGCTTTGATATGTTCAGCGCAGGAAGAACCCTCTTTAGTAATAAGTTCCAATTCATGTGCCTTATGCGTATCAAACTCCGTTCTTAACTGCTCTTTCTTCTCTTCCGGATATTCCTGTCCACAGTAGGGGCAAATCAGAGAATTTTCATCAAATTTAAGGCTTTTATTCAAATCCCAACTCTTCTTCAATTCCTGTCTCTTCTGTTCATACTGTGCAATGCGCTTTTCCAGTGCAGTAATCTCTTCACGAATGGTATTTGCCTTAAGCAACTCTTTCTGATGCTCATTCTGAATCTGATTCAGTGTTGTGCGCTTCTCTCTTCTGTCCGTATCCAGTTTTTCATTTGCTTTCTGCTGTAATACACTCAACTGACCTTTTAACTCAATAATTCCATCAGAAAGCTTATCGTAGGAAATCATGCTGTTCTGCGTATCTGTCTGCTGCTTAATGTTCTCTGACAGCTTATCCATTAAAGCTTTCTTTTTCAGTTCCAGATCCGCAAGGTCAATATCCACTCTCTGACGGCTCACCTCGTCAATACGGCTCGGAATTTCATCTAACAGGTCATGCAAGCCCTTGGTTCCATTTCTTCCCCTTGTGCCGTACAACTGCGTATTGCAACGCTTTTTCAGTTCATCAACCGTGCCGTCCTGCAGAACAGTCCTTAATGCTTCAAACTCCGGAAACTGATTGCAAATGTCATCATTACTGTGCTGGCCAAACATATCAGTGAGAAGTGCTCTCTGATCCGTGCCACCTTTCAGCAGAAGTGTCATGGCATTGATGCAAAGTGAAAACTTATCTTTTCCGCATACACTCTCTTCTAAAAATGCTTCAAAATCTGCTGCCTTTTTTGGAATATCATTCACATAGTAATCCGTGACATTGCCGGTAAACTCTCCTTTCTTATTGAAGTTCTGACGGCATACTTTTTTCAGAACCTTGTCTGTACCGTCAATCTCCACGGTAACTTCTGCGGTAATATCTCCGTCGATGTCATTGCCGTCCTTATCGTGCGGTCTGATTCCGGTGATCTCTCTGCCGTTCTCGTCACGGCATCCAAAAATATACTGAATTGCTCTTTTGATCGTGGACTTACCTGTTTCATTTACACCGGAAACCTCTGTCCGGTCGTATAAATCAGTGTCCACTACGTTAGAACCATAGAATTTGCAGAAATTCTGCAAAAAGGTGTGTTTAATCCTCATTTTTCCTATCCTCCCAAAGATATAAATACAGTGAATTAACAAACATATAGATTGAGACCGGCTTGTCTGTCTCATTGATCTCCTTGTATAGCTCTGTGCTTGGGTTCATCTTATCAACAACCCACTTGATCGCCCGGTACACGCTTTCCTTGGTTGTGCTGTGTTCCTCTCCGATAATCCGGTAGATTTCAGAAAGTCTTCTGTTCCGGTTCTCAAACATCAGCGTTTCAACCTCGATGATGTACTGGAATCCCGGCAAGTACTGTTTCAGCCCCAGTTCTACCAAGATTTTTCTTATCTTCCTTTCCATTTCCTCACTCCTCCGGCTTTCAGTCTTCTGTTACGTGGATCATGTTGTCCTCTTCGCTGATATACAAGATTCCTGCATCTAACAGTCTTGCAATCAGAATCTCATTCGCACGGACGATGGGGATAATTTGTCGCTTCTGCATGAAAATACTCCTTTCTTAACCATTTTTTCTTCCCGGTATTGCGGTTTACAATTCTGTAATAGAATGCTGTTTCACGGTCAACTTCCCATTCTTTCGGACTGTAAAATATCTTTCCGATGCACCCTTTGACGGTAAACCGCTTTTTGGCACTCATACGGTGTCCTCCGCAAGTTTTCCTTGATTCCACCATGAGAAATCACAAACGCTGTCCCTTGAAAAAGAAGTAGCACCATTAGTCCATGTAAATATTTCCCCACCTTCAAATTTTGCAAAATATCTAGGTTTCCAAGGGTCACTATCGGAATCTCTTACGTACACTTTCGTGTCCACAGGCACTTTCGACCAGTCAACAGGTGGTTCAACATATTCCTGCTCTGCCCATTCTTTGAACCTTTCCCTGCATCTGCTTTTATCACTCCATGCGCAATCGGAACAAAGTATTACATTGCAATCACATAACTTTCCTTCTTTGTCCACAGCTATCTCTATACTATCAAGTGCCATGTCAATAATCTGTTCCGCATACTTCTCTCTGTTCGTCATTTTCCATTCATCCTTTCCAGTTCTGCGCTCCTGGTTAATATCCAGTCTGCGTAATCACTTAATTCTGTCTTTGTAGATGCGTTTTTCTCTCCGTGGTAAACCATGAGTACAATTCCTACATCACAGTACTTTTCAAACAATTCCGACAAGTAGTCGGCTCCCACATGGATATTACCGTCCACGGAGTAAATATCCGTCACTCCCAAACGCTCCATGCGGTCTTTATGCCATCTGTCAGAAATCTGCATCAGACCTTTGCAACCGCCACTTTCCACATCAGGTCTGCCGGAAGATTCTTTCTCGATCATTGCCATGAGCAGTTCCGGGCAGATGCCGTATTCCTCACCGTACTTTACACACGATTCCTGCGCTTTCTCGGAGATAAAACTGCCGGATGGCTGTGCCGTGGAAGTAAATGTGATGGAGAGTGCTATTATAATAGGAAGAAACAGCTTTATTGTTGTTCTCATATCACTGCTTACCTTTCTGTTAAAATTCTTCCATCTTGGAAGACATACAGACTTTTTACTTTGAAAAATTCTGATTCTTCTAATTCCAAATCATTACAGTATACATAGTGTGCTCCGGTTTTTTCATCGTTTTCTCCAAAAACATCATCTGTATAATACAAAACCATTGAAGAAAATTCTTTTATGTCATTTTCCGTAACAGGTCTGAGAAGAAACTTTGATTCTTCCTCTTCATTTGTATGGTCAATGATTGCAATGTGTTGTCCATCTAAACAATCATCCCTTAAGTAAACAGCAACATTTCGTTCATTGCTTTCAAACCATACAACGACTTCTGCATCATCAGCGTTGGAATTTACATCCGAAACAGTAAGCCCTACCAAATCCCTTAAATCACTACCATGAAGTACTTTGTTGCCATATTTAAGTCCTCTATCATAATTTGCTTTTCTTACATTTTTACAGATTCCGCTATTCACTGAAATATCTCCTTTCATTTAAGCACTTCGCTGTGCTTCTATTTTTCTTCTGATTGCATCAACACCTTTTTGATAAACAAGTGTTTTTATAGATATATGCTCCTCTCCATTCTTGGTGTATTTCTGCTCTATTACACGAAACCATCCGCAATCAATGTATTTCTGATATGGCACATTCCATCTATCCAGGATTGCATTATCACGAAGAAATTCAAATAGGTTGTTACGTCCGAGCCCTTTGATTCCCAATACCTTTGAAACCTCATTCATGGAAATTGCAGTCTTGCTGTCTGCAACTGCATCAAAGAAATCTGCTTTCGGTCGCATTTCTTCGATTTGCTTATCTTTCTGCGAAATAATGTTCTGTGCTACGATAAGTGCATTCGCTACAATCTGCTCTGGGGTCATATTCTCTTGGTTTGCTATGTACCCACCATTCTTTCTGATGGACGGGATCACTTCATCCACAACCCACGATTCAAATTTCTCCGCTGATGGCAACTTCGATCTCATAATAAGGCGGTAAACGTCACCCTCATTTATGTATGACAACTCTTGTTTACCACCAGATGTAGGGGTGTCACGTTTCGTTACTCCCTTACAGTGGTCTATGACTGCCTTTCTTGGGTTTGCATATCCAAGTGCTGTTGCAACATCAGAAGCCACAAAGTAAGGCTTACCGTTGATTTCTGCTGTTCTGATTGTTCCAAATTCTTCATTATTAAAAATTTGTAATTCGTTCATTGTTCTCCTTTCTGTGGTATAATGTTCTAAAAAACTGGAGGTTTCATATGCTTCTCAAAATCGAAAGAAAAGTACTTAGGAAAACTGTAAAATCTTCTGAATGTTCCATTTCATTGTCTGAAATAGGGAATTACAATGGTGAAGATGTTTACCAAGCATTTTTGTCCTTAAAGGAAAAGGGATATTTCACCATAGTTAGTTCATCCATAAATCGTGAAATGTTCAAATTTACTTTGTCTTCAAAAGGAAGATTCTACAAAGAACATTTGTTTCTCTCATTTTTAAGAAATATACTCATACCTTTTGTTGTGTCTTTAATAACTGCAACTGCAACATACCACTTAGAAAAAGTAGCAGATAGCTATTCCGACAGCCGCCCCAGCCAATGCACTTATGAGTTGAACCAATGCAGTGATCCAAGGTTCTAATTTGTCAAGAAGATCTCTCTTCTGGCGGTAAGTCCATTTTTTCATTCATGTTCTCCTTTCAGTTCATGAGAAACAGCATTACAAATGATCGTAAGCTTTTTCTCTTCATCCTTCACGGACTTCTCAATTCTTTTCAGAGTACCGTCAATGCTCTTTAAGGTTTTGAGAAGTTCTCTCTCAAATTGGATTTGCATTTTCTTCCTCCTGCTTCTTAACAGATTCCTCTGCCATCTTCTCTGTCTTGCCGAGAATATATCCCTTGTCGAAATCGGACATATTCGGAATGGCTCTCTTTAACTTCTCAACAATTTTTTTCTCTTTTTCACTCATTCAATTCACTTCCTTTTTGTGATATACTCTCCTTATCTTTTTAATAAGGAGGTGAAATAATTTGGATTATAAAGAATACGCATCCGCTTACGCTATTGCTAAAATCTGTGGATATACCGGAAGTTTTGATGATTTTAAGAACCTGTACGACCAATACTATTCAGAAATCGTCAATTCTTTGCCGGAAGAAAAACCACAATTAGCAAAAGACGAAGCAATTAGCAATCCTTTCCAAATCCAGAGCCGTTCCTAAAAGGCGAAATGGCGGTAAGTACTTTGATAGACAAATCAATATTTGTTTCTTCGATTTTCTTATCGCCATCTATAATGCTTTTGTAATCTTCGATAATGTCAAACGCAATGTGCTGTGCCATCTCGTCAATTCCAACAAAACGTGAATCAGCTTTCTGAACTATATTTGCTTTACCGTTTTTGTCTAAAACCACATATCTCTGTTTTTCCATATTCTCACCTCTTTTCTGTTGACCTTGTAAACATATTATAGTCCCTTAGAAACTTTATGTCAACACATTTTTGTTGACTTGGGGACTTTTTGGGTGTATATTATTAGTGAAAGGAGGGATGTAAATGAATGAGAGAATCAAATCTTTGCGAAAGTATTTGAATATGACACAAGATGATTTTTCAAAGCAAATCGGCTTGTCAAGAAACTATATTGCGCAAGTTGAGATAGGCACGAAGACACCATCTGAAAGAACCATATCTGATATTTGCAGAGAGTTTGATGTAAACGAAGAATGGCTCCGAAATGGAACTGGTGAAATGCTTGTTCAGAAATCAAAAGACGAACAAATCTCTGAAATGCTCGGAGAAATTCAAAAGTCCGGTGAAGATACATTTAAGCACCGTCTTGTATCCGCACTGGCCAACTTGGACGAAGATGGATGGAACTCTTTGGAAAAGTTGATTGATTCAATCGCAAAAAAGAACGAATAAGAAAAAGCCAAGGGCAATGCGCAAGTCCTTGGCTCTTTTCCTTTATCTAAGTAATTTTTTAACATAGGCATAAATGCACTCTAACCAATGTAAATTATCGCAAGCATTGATTAGCTTTGTGATTTCCTCTTTGTAATCTTCTTTCCCCATAGTACACCCCCTAATCTTTCCGCACTTGGTAGCGATACCTAAATTATAGAACATATGTTCTTAACAATCAATATATTTGACTCACGTTTTTTATTGTTGTAAAATATCAACAAAAGAGGACGGTGAAAACGCCAATAAACACCGCCCTCGCCAGAACTTGAAGTCCCTTGTTTCAAGGGATGTTACAAGTGTATCATGTGAAAGGGGGATAAAAAACATGATAAAAAAAGACCGAATCAAAGAAATATCGACACATCTATCAGTCAACCGTACTAATTATATGTTAAGTTTTCGTGGGAATCTCCATGAATTTCTCAATGAACCGGACATGACGGTTTACAAGCTTGCTGATGAAGCTAATTTGCCTTATTCTACGCTTAATTCACTACTATACGGTAATTCTAACGACACGAAGCTATCGACCGCTGTTGCGCTTGCTAGAGCCTTTGGAATCAGCGTAGATGAACTGGTAGGTTGCGGCACTATGGAAGATAAGATGTTGGAATCTGTCAAGATATGCCGCAGTCTGCCGGAACACTCTCTGTACCTTATCCGTTACTTCATACGTCACCAAGATAAAATCTATTCCAGTCTTGAAAAATCGCACAAGTATATTTCTGTCCTTAAACCGCAACTTGTGAATGGAATTATAGCCACCACAAACGCTGTAGAACCTATTTGCATAGACAACTTACCGGAAGATATAAAATCCAAGACTTATATCGGTTTGAAAATTCCCTGTGACTACTATATGCCGTTTTATCTTCCAAGGGAAATTATTCTACTTGCAGCGGATCGTGAACCGCAATACGGTGAACGATGTATCGTAACAAGCAATGGTGGGATTTATATTGTCGTGAAAACACATATAATTGAGGATGGCGTAAGAAAATGGAGATATGTTCCGCTTATGTCTCCGAACAGCATACTTCCGGAAAATCTTATTGATGACATGATAGGATATGTGGTTGGTTTCATCAACAATGACGGTGACTGGGGAATCAGATAAATAGATTAAGAGCATGGCTTTTACACCATGCTCTTTTTTGTTGTTATTTCGCAAATATTTTTTATGACTGCTTCTGTAAATGGCAAGTTAAACCAGAACACCGATTTGACTTTAGTCAATTGTGTATCATGGGAATCTGACAATACAATTTCAAAAATAGGTAACAGAGTATTTGTAACGTTAGGCGTACAAATTACATCTGAGCAGTCTAGCGGATCATTAATTATTGCCAGTATTGCAAGGACATATTACCCTAAAACTACGTATGTTAGAGCAAATGCAGCAGGTGGTACAAATGGCGATAATCACATGCTTTATATTAATAAATCTAATGGCGTAGTAATATTAAATCTTTCGACAGAACGGTATTATTCTGCCAGTTTCTCATACTTGGCAAATTAGGCTATTTATATGCTACAACAAAATTTAGGGTAAATGTTGCGTCATTACTTACAGTAGCAATTTGATATGCATAAAAATTACCATTAATTGCAAGACGCACATTAACAGCCCAATTACAGTTTACGAACACGCCAAATACGTTAGCATTACTTGGTAATCCAAAGTCAGATAAAGATCCTAATAATGACTGTCTATTTGTCACTAGCAGAGTAACAGATGTTGATATTGATGCAAATTTCAAACCACTTAACTTGCCATTTACATCACTTAATCCCCCAGTGATAGTACCGTCACCAATAGTCGAAATATCGGTAGTTCCGATAAGGCCTATAAGTGATTTAAGGTTTTTTACAGCCAGTTTAATTTTTCCCAAAATAGATGATAACTTTTCTCCTGTCGTTAATTCATCTAAAGTTGTTGCTTCTTCAAACGCCGCAGTCAAATTACTACCATCACCAGTTTTGGTCAAATAGTTTGTCAAATCTGGTGATGGAATTGCATCTATTTTTTCATCAACAGTGGTTTTGTCATAATAATTTGTCAAATCAGAAACTTTTTTTGTAATGTATCCAGCATCATTTTCTAATTCGCTAACTTTTGTAGGTATACCTCCTGTTTGCTGTTTTGCCTGCTCCATATAATACTTTGCGTTATCTGTATCTTCTCCTTCTCTTGTTCCGGTTCCACCTACGGCATAAGATTCAGCCAATACAGATTTTGCATTTGCGGATTGCGCATAAGCAGATGCATTTGCGGATTCTACTCTAATATCTGCTAAATAATTAGGCTGCAACATATCGTCTGTTACTGATCCTGTTTTTATTGAAAAAGAATAAGTCTTATTCTTTCCAGTACCAGTCACGGATACAGCTATGGTTGCAGAATCTTCAAATGTTAATACCGGAATCATAGAACCAATATCAGCTGTAAACTGTGTTCCATCTTCTGTAGTCATGGTAATGATTCCGTCATCAGACATGGAAAAGCCAACAGGTATTTTTTCAATATTAAGGTCAAAAATAACCTTTTCACCGTTGTATTTTGTAATAGTAATAACACCGGTTGTTTCATCCATAGTCCAATCAGCAATATTTCCGTTTATTGCAGACTTGTCTACTTTTAAAGCATCCTGTGATATGATACGGTTGTCCAACGCATCAATGGCAGAATCCATTTTATTAAGATTTATTTCATCAATGTCTGTGTTTTCACTGGGGTAATCTTCCCAGTTAATTCTGGTATAAACCTTATTCAACGCCATCTGCAGATACCTCGCTTTCCTCTTTCATAATCTGCATATCTGATAACTGTTTAGTCTCCGAATACACTTCATACAGTACAAGCCTTTTCACCTCGATAGGCAACGGTGTTTGATTTAATACTGTCGCAATGTTGCTTTTCAATTTATAAATCTCAAAGTTTGCTGCCATATCAATTCTCCCTTACATAGATTTCTTTTCCTTGCTCTTCTGCATATGCATACAGATTTTTGCACAGTTCAGATACCTCATATCCGCTCTGTGCAACCACTGTATCCGACATGTCAATAAGTTGCTTCATAAACTCTTCAAAACCATCTCCATCTTCCGTGCTAAAAAATGTGGCATTGATTTCCGTAAACGTGGAAATTCCAATGGTAAAAGCTATATATTGCTGAATTTCTTGCCTTTCTTCCATTACTTCTTTCATTGTTTTTCCAATAATCGTTTGAAGAATAAATATTTTTTTTACCATAATAAATCTCCTACCTCATAAGTGTGACAATTCCAGATGTTGCAGTGAGCAAACCTCCAAGTGATGAAACTCCTGTAATAAAATTAACATTATGTCCAGGATAATCAGCAACATTGGCTGTTTGTGTTACCAAAGATACATCTGATACGGTTCCATTTATATAATTTTTTGTGACACTTAATGTGGCACTTGTCAGTACTGTCTTACTGCCTAATATTTGAGAAGTTGTTGATATGTTTTTTACATATTGTGAATCATATGTTGCTCCATTTCCTACCACTAAAATTCCGCTTACACTTACCATTGAAGCATCAATAGTAAGATATTGTCCCAATCCTTTTATAGATCCTGTGCTTTGCAATAGTTCGTTATAAAATTTAATTTCACCTGATGATACTTCTGTGTAACTTCCGTCTTCCCCTATAGACTTAAAACTACCAGTCATTACTGCGTTTTTAGCTGTTATAGTTCCATCTGCTGATATGCTACAGTTATCTGCTTCCAATACAAAACGGTTTCCAGAAATACTTACCTGTCCACTTTCAACACTTAACTGAGAACTGACATCACCTTTTGATACTTTTAATTTGATTTGGTCTGTCTGCAAAGATATTGCCGCTGCCAATTCTACTTCTGTATCTGTTGCCCTTTTCGCTTCTGCTTCAATTTTTCCTGCATTTTGCGTAATTTTCGTATCCAATCCGCTCTCTACATCCTTGATCTCAGACCGGGTCTCTTCTACATTCCGTTCTAGTTCATTAGTCTTTCCACGGAGTTGAATTATACTTTTGTTAATTCCATTTACCTGTTCACTGTACTTTGGAGATTTTCCGCTTGCTGATATGGTGTCTGTCGGTTGTTGGATTCCTTTGTATGTTCTGCTCAACACATAGCTTTCTATGATTTCTTTAGCCGTATATACATTGACTGCTTCTCCAAGGCTCAAACAAGGATTTCCTATTTTTTCACAGTTATAAGGTCTATATTTTACAACTTTAATAACCTCATACAGATTTCTTGCAACCGTTTCTAGGGCATCTGCGGTCATTCCATAAACAAGGAAATTATCTTGCAAAATATAACTGTTGTCGTTCTCGGTAATCTCTGTATCCGGGTAAACTGCACCAATATCATTTTCTGATTGTCTTATCTGCACTTTTGTAACTTTTTGGCAAACAAAATCTTCATATTTAACTGATTTGTATTTTCCACCAGTAACCTTTTCTTTTTCAGAACCTTTTCTAGGGTATAATCCTTTCTGTGGATATAATCCTTTCTGTGGATATAAACCTGATATTATTTCTTTAAGGAAAACATATTCAAATTTTCCATCATGGTTAATGTGGCCAAAGCATCCATTTATTGAGCAGATTGCTTCCATGACCGTCTGGCCAGAAAGTTCGCTTGGTTTTATTGTTTCTGCCACTTCCATGCTGTCATTAGGTAATGTGGTTGCTACTTGTTCAACACCAAAATATGAAAAAAAACTGTCTCTGAACTGCTTTAAGGTCAGAGGAAATTTCAACCCGTTATACCAGGAAGATACTTCTGATTCTCCAATATCGTATATAACGTCATATGCCGTCACATTTCTGTAACGCTTATCATCTGTTGGTTTATCGGAAATGACACGGTATTTTCCGAAAACAAACGGTGTGTCAGTATGTCCATTAATCACAGCAGAAACATTTATCTGTTTCCCAATCATGCTTGTGAACACGTTGGAAATTTTGAATTTTAACTGTGATGCATTGCACTGTCCAAAGGTAAGGTAATCATCATCACATAGTATTTCTTTTAATTCAAACTGTTCAAAATGGATTTCGCTGTTGGTGATTTTTACAGACTTGTCCTCTGTTTCAATCGTGATTTCCTTTTTGGATGCGCTTTTATCAAACAAATCCGCATAGGTATAGTTACTCATTCGCTACACCTCCGACAAATGAAAATTCTATCTGATTGTATTTAATCTCTCCGTCATAAGTTCCGTAGATTGTAGGCTTTATATCAGCCATATATCCATATTGTGTGACATATTGACCTAAAAATGGAATGTATGCCGTGATATTACATCCCTGTTCCGTTGCATCAATAAAGTTGCTTCGTATCCCGGACAGTAACTCTTGCAAATCGTCATCCGTCAGCATCGCAGGTGTGGAAAAATCAACACTTAATGCTTTTAGCTCCACAGCATTTCTATGTACGTATCCATTTGCATCAGTCCACGGGTCTACATCCTGCATATTTACAGCTGGCTGATAACTTTCAGCGGCTATAAATCTTGACTGGTCAATAACGTAATCTCCAATTTTTAAAAGCCATCCTTGATATGCTGACATACGCTCACCGCCTTATTGCATAAAAATAGACAGCACCCATTCAGAGTGCTGTCTGTGTTAAAATACATATACATTCTTGTGTTTTTGGTTAAATTGCTCTTGACCGTATTGTCTTGCTGCAATTCCAATTTGATCGGTTGTTATTCCAAACTCTTTTTCAAGGATTCCTTGCAGTAGCTGATTATTCTGTTTCAGAAGTGCAATTTCCTGTTGTGCCGTGGAATTGATGGCATCTTTGATTCCAGTGATTTCCACTCCACCGGCAACCGCTGTCTTTCCGCCTACTGTCCCGGCAATCTCCGGTACACCGTTTTCTCCTGCCATAAACATTGTGTATCGACTTGGCACGTAACCACCGGTATCAAATCGAGGAATGGTAACATTTTGTATTAAATCTACTCCACTCCAACTGTCTCCAGTTATATTTGCACCCCAAGAAACAATTTTATTAAATCCTTTTAATGCAAAATTTATACCGCTTATGATAAAATTTAATGTACTTTCTATGTTTCCAAGTACTGCGTTCATTGCACTTTTTACACCTGATTTTATTCCGTCCCACAAGTTTGTGAAAAATCCTGAAATCATTTCTGTTGCATTCCTCCATTTATTTTGTAAAGGAGTTATTATATTTGTCGAAAACCAATCCGTCACTTTTCCCCAAATGGTTTTTATATTTCCCCATGAACTTGAAAAAATATTTGAAACTGTTACTCCAAATTCTGTGAATTTCTCAGAAACCGGCTCAATTATATTAGTGCTAAACCATTCAGATACTACACTCCATATTGACTTTATGTTTTCCCATAAAGATGAAAACAATTCTTTTACATTATTCCATAAATTTGTAAAGAAATTTACAATAGGAGTTATAACATTTTCTGAGAACCATTCCGATGATATTATCCAAACTGCTTTTACAACAATCCATAATCCGGTAAAAATCTGATTAACTCTGTCATAAATTCCTTGAAATACATTCTTTATAGGAGTTGCAATATTTGTTTCAAACCATGTAGTAATATTTCCCCAGACAGAAGAAACAAAATCTTTTACTTCCCCTATTTTATTTTTTATTGGAGTGAATATTTTCTCTGAAAACCATTCTGGAATTCCAGAAAACCATTCTTTTATTTCTTCCCAATGGTCTTTTACTACAACTACTACCGTAGCAACTGCTGCTACAACCGCTGCTACAATTCCGGCAACTAATGCAGGTGCTCCTAAAAGTACGGCTCCGACAGCTGCTAAAGCGGTTCCAATAACCATAAGTATCTCATTTAACCAGCTGAAACCTTCTTTTAGCATTTTTACAAAATTTACTACTGCTGTTACAGCCCCAACAGCAGTAGAAGCTATTCCTGCAAACGTTGTCGCAAATGCAGCTATGGAAGATGCTGAACCGCCAAATACTCCGGCTATTGCTTCGCTAAATGACATTCCATTAAATAATCCTTCTATTACAAGTCCTATTTTGGTTGAAATGCTTGCTATCCCACGTTTTATCCATCCTAGTAATGCAATTCCGAAACTTGTACCCTCTTTAGCACCCATTGACGAAATTAAAGACTTTTTAATAGCTGTCCATAAAATATCTCCCAAGCCAGTGAATTTCAAAAGTCCTATTGCTGTTAGAATCGTAGTTTCAATCGGTGCAGCATCAAAACTTCCTTTCCATAGGTCTATTGCCGCATCTATGGCAGTTTTTATGAAATTTCCGGCAGATGTAAACACAGCAGTCCAGTCAATACCGGCAAGAAACTGTCCTATGTTTTGTCCAATCTGATACCAGTCTACAGATGCAATAGCATCGGACATCCAGTTAAATATCCCTGTGACAATACCCGATAAATCTTGTCCTGCTTCGAAGAAATCACCATTGAATAAATCTTTGAATAACTTTTTCACAGGCTCAAGAAGTTTTTCTATCTTATCAGCCCAGCCAAGAGCTGTATTCTGCATCTTGTCAAATGCTTCCTGCCATACTTTTTCGTACTCTGCAGTAGCATCCATGATTTCCTTGGTAAGGTCAATTCCTGTTCCACCAGCGCCACTTCCGGAACCACTGGATTTTGGAGTTGAAATAACTTTCAGTTTGTCAAATTCACGTACTCCGCTCTTTGCATTTTTTGCACTTGTACCAACTTTATCCAGTGCATCTGCCGTGTCTTCCAACTCTTCATTGTACCCGGATACACCTTGACCGAATGACGAAAAGTCAATCTTGATTCCCAGTAAATTTGCCACACTGACAAGCAGTCTCTTAATCGCAATTACCACACCATTAATAACAGGAAGTACTTTCTGCAATACCGGAATAAACAACTGACCCAGTACCATGCCGGCTTCTTTTACGTTGTTGGTAAACTGACGAATCATGTTACTTGGAGAATTAATTGTATTCGCCAAGTCTCCCCATGATACTTTGGACTGGTCTAAGATTGCCAGTAGACGCAACTGCTGTTTCTCTGCCTGTGACATTTCAGATACAGCCTTTTCAATGCCGTATCTGTAAGCATAAGTCTGCAGTGTGGCATTCGTGATATCAATACCATACTTATACAGTGCTCTTGACTGACCGATTAAACCGGACTGTAAATTAGTCGCAACTGTACTGTAATCCACGTTAAACAGAGATGAAATGTCACCGGCAAGCATTGTCATAGACTTTGAAATTGCCGTAGTGACTTCTCCGGTCTGCCCTAAAGAGTTGGTAATGGATGCCAGCTGTGAAGCATACTGCGTGATCTCTTGCAAATTCAGACCCAGGTTCTTCATTCCGCTTTCAGAAATCAATCCACCGTCTACATCTACTTTCAGACCGGACATTTTACCAAGCAGTTCATTTACACGGTTTCCAAAACTCTGCGCATAATCCTCTGCGTTGTCGTAACCGAATTTTTCAAAATCCTTGCCCCATTCCTTGCCGACTTTATTGAATGCTACCGTGTAGTAGTTGAATGCTTCGATATAGTCCGTGGTTCCCTCTATGGACTTCCACAGGCTTTTAATTCCACGGATCACAATGAAATAGGTTGCGTAGAATTTTCCGAAAGCCGCTGCAAGGCTGAACGTGCTCTTCGTGGCTCTTTTTGCGCTTGCCGTATAAGTGTTCAGATTACGGCCTAAAGAGTTTGCGGCTCTCCCGGATGCCGCACCAGTAGATGCCAGTCCTGCCAGTGCATTTGTCATGCGGATAATGTTCTCACTGACATTCGGAGCGGTTGAAAGAGTTGTAAATAACTGCTTCAAATTCTTTGCAAGTAAAGGAATGTTTGTGATTGCTCTGCCGGATGCCACACCACCAAGTCTTGAAATCGAAGATGCTATGCTAGCAATATCCCCTACTCCATCTACTTTAGTTCCTGCCATGTCAGCAGAAAAAGTCTTCAGTGCAGATGAAATCCTGCTTAATCCGCTTGTATCTATTTTCCCCATTCTGTTAATGGAATTTGTCAATGTGGAGATATTCTTAATACCGCTCGTATTCATGGAACTGGCGGCATTTGCGATACTCTGTATGCTATTAGAAATGCTTGTCAGTTTGGATGTATCAATAGACAAGCTTCTCTGAAAATTCGTAAGACTTGATGCAAGTTTATTCAGCGCATTAGTTGCTTTGTTCGCATCCGCACTGATTTTTATTTGAAGATTATCAATATCTGCCATACTGCACCGCCTTTACCGAAATAAAAAAGGAAGTGTCTGCCACTTCCAAGAAAAAGAGCGGTAAGCTGTGACACCTACCGCTCCTAAAATTACTTTTTGAGATATGCCCTTGTAACCGCACCGACTTTTCCATCTACAGTGATTCCAACACTCTTTTGGAATGCTTTTACTGCATCAGAAGTGGTTTTTCCAAAATATCCGTCAATGTTCGTCTTACCTTTCGCATTTACAGACGGCATAAAGCCTTTCCTTACAAGTTCGTACTGCACCCACTTGACATCATTTCCCTTCATCATTGCCAGACGCTTGTAATAAAGAAGTCTTTCCGGCTCTGTATAAGGGTTTCTATATCTTGTAGAATCCTCATATACGGCATCTAACTCCTTGTACCATACATTCATGTCTACATTGCCTACAATGCCGCCTACACGACCTTTAGAAGTATACTGCCATCCTACCATGTTCGGTACTTGCGGTTGATACTTCACATTACACTTGCCGTTATTCTTGCCGTACCGTGCAATCCACATGGGATAACTCACACCGCCATAAGGCTTAATGTATGTCTTGTAAAAACTTTCCCCAGTGTACACACCGAACTGCAATCCTGCATCAGTAATGACCTTGCCGTAAGCATTGATAATAGGAATAATATTTTTGCCAAGGCCTTTCATCACGGCATCTTCAACATCAAGATATACTGTCACTTTTCTACCGTTAAGAATAGTAAGCACTCTTCTTGCATCAGATCGTGATTTTGCAACCGTTGTAATATATCCGTATTCATATACTCCGTGCACATGGACATTGTGCTCTTTACAACCTTTCCAGTTCTCTTCAAACTTCTTGTCCGGGTTCAAATCCTTACGGATGACTTTCAAAATAGCAAAATCAATACCGTTCTGTTTTACCGCCCACCAGTTAATCGTCCCCTGGTATGAGGACACATCAATTCCTGTTAAACTCATGTTTGTTTCTCCTTTTTGGGATGTGATAATTCAAAATTAGCCTGCATTGCCATAAGTCCTGCAAGGAACGCTTTCCTTTGCTTCTGAATTTCTTTTTCATTATTAGCAATGTCAGCACGTTCTATAATAGGCTTGTCAATATACTTCGATTGTGCTTTTCGACCGTTTAGGCAATGGTCTACGGCAACAGATGTTGCTGCTAGTCCATATTCTCCCCACCACATCCACATTTCTCTGTCTCTCTGCTTCATTTCTAGCTTGTACGCTTCTGCATAAGGCTCTAAATCCGCAGGGCAGGAAGAATCTATATCTTTTACTGTAAATCCGTATCCTTTTGTGCATAAAAGCCACATAGGACGTACTTCTTTACAGTATATTTCCCATGTTAGTTCTCTGACTTCTCCGGTGCTTTCTTGGAGTTCTTCTCCTGCTCCTGTTTCAGGAGCTTCGCTAAAAAACCGTTTTCAAGCAGTTCTCCTTGCACATCAGCAAATAATTTCTGAATGTCAGATTCTTCAGAATCGAAATAATCATCAAGCATGGAATAAACCTCGCTTAACTTTGCTTCTTTCTGCTCTTTGTTGTAAGGGTCGAAACCGTATTCATCAGAGTGGTATTTTTGTAAACCGACAAGAATCAGTTCCGGCAGTAACATGAGAATGTTATTCACGGATTCAATGCCGTCTTCCTGCTTTTCAAGGCTTGCCAGTTTCTTGATAATGTTGTTTTTTACGGTTGCTTCGTAACCGAATTTAATGTTCAGTTCCTTTTTTCCAAATTTTACTGTTAGCATATTTTATCCTTTCCCCAACATTTTGTTGGAAAGGAGCCGCCCGAAGACGGCTCTCTTTTGCTTAAATCAATGTTTCATCTACCGATTCATCAAAGTCAGCCACGGCAGTGTTATTTGTTTCTGACTGACTTGCTATTCCCCCGTTGTAAGTGCAACAGTAGAATCCAAACCTTTGTATTCCTCAATGGTAAGGTTCATTTCAATCGTCAGAAGTTCATTCTGTCCGATCTCTGGCTGTGGAATTTGTTCAGGTGGCTGTGCCACAACGAAGAAAGATTTCTCTTCTCCGGGAATGACAGTTTCAAACCACATTCTATTTCCACCAGTAAGAGCCTTGTAGGCTGTGATAAGTGCAGTCCATTCAGCCACGGTCTCTGATGTGAAGTTGACTGTGACTGCAAAAGATCCACCAGTATCTGCACGACCTTTTACATATCTGGTGATTGCATCTTCTAACGCAGAAGCATCAATCTGTTCCGGTTCAATGTTAATGCCGCCAATGGCATTAATTCTTGTAAGTTGCTTAAAACTTGTAGGTTTTGTTCCGGCGGTTGTCTCTGTACCATATCCGAAAGTAATGCCTAAAGTAGAAATTCCGGCTGCTGCCATAATTTATACCTCCTTAAATTTGCATAAAAAAATAGAGCCGAATGGCTCTAATAGTTACAATTTATCATCAGCACCTACGCTTCTTCTGAACCGTGCAGTGCTTCTGTATGTGTCCTGCGAAGTATTATTGAACTCTGGCATGGAAGTTATTTGAAATCGCAGACGTTTGAAAAGTCCGGCAACCGTAGCCATGATAGCTTCGGCTTCTTCTTGACTTTTGTTGGTTATCACATCCACTTGGTACGATGCTGTGATTCCATTAACAGACCGTCCTTCAAGGTCTTGTCCTGTCTCTGTGAACGGCATAGCATGAAAGTACACCGTAGGGAATGTAGGGTCTGACAAATCCTTACTTTTGTCCGTCACATAAGCTTTAGGATGGCTCTGTGGTATCTTCATTTTTAAGTATGATGCAATCTTGACTTTGAAGTCTGATACCCATTGATATTCATTAACCGCCATTTCCAAACACCACCTTTGCTGTCTGTAATACAATTTTACGAAGTTCTATTGCAGTCAGGTACATAAAAGGTCTTGAAGGCATACCTTTTGTTATATGAAGTTTTCTGTCATCTCCGATATAACTCCAGTAGTATTCTCCGGCTTTCACATAAGTGCTTCCATGCACTTCAATGTCTTGTAATGCTTGCCGAATTGTTTTACCGGAGTTGTATTTCCATGTAACACCTTCCGGCAAAGGATATGGATATTCTTTCTTTCCACCAATGCTACCAAGAGTACCAAACTCAACGAAAAGCGCATGGTCTGTACCGGCAACCACCGACCAAACACCGCCACCCTTTACAGAGCCAACGTATTCCGCATGAATGCTTTGCAAAAGTTCTGATGTAAAGATAGCATCAAGGTCAGCAATCTGCACTCTAGCAATCTCTACGCCCTTTTCTGCCAGCGTTTCTGCCAGTAGTCTACATTTATACTCTAAACTATTTTCATAGTCTCTAAGAGCCTTTACAGCCGCTTGTATGGACTTTGGGTCAAACAGGTTAATGTTGATTGTCTTTCCCATATCACTTCACCGTCTTTTGCAACAAAAACAAATCTGCTGTCAGTCCCTCATCTGCAACGCCTTTGACAACATAGTCCGCAGTCTTGCTGTCCACAAGTCCGTCATCGTCACGACCTACTTCTGACTTCTTCCAGATAACATCCCCTGCCTTAATCGGCAAATAGCCCTTGTCGGTCACAATCTGACAATACGAACTGGAATCATCAATACCAAATTCTTTTACCAGTACTTCCGACAGCTTATTACTGATGTTGGCAGAAAAAAGGACGGGTTCAGAATATCCAGTAGTTTCTCTCAAAACCACTGGAATCCTTTCTCCGTCCATCTCGATGTACTTTATTGCTCCGTTTTCGTCCCGGTCATAAATCGTGACTTTTTCTCCCTGCCGTGAGTACTTCATTTCCTGCTTGTTAATGTCAAGCATCTTTCTTCACCTGCTTGTAAATCTGATTTACACCAGTGCTTGCCAAACCGGAAACAATTCCGACCGCAATCGCATTCAGCACATCATTTGCCGGGAAATCCGGAATAACATACATTCCTACTACTCCGAGAATGCCACCTACAATGCCAACAACAACCGGGATGTAGTTATCCTTAATAACCGGAATCAGCTTCGCTCCAATACCGGCAAGATAGCAGATAACCACGATTGCAACACAAGTTCCTACCTGTGAAAAATCCATAATTACTTACCTCCGTTCTTCAATCTTATTTCTTTTATTTCTTCATACATTTTAGTTGCCATTCCATTTCCACCAAGCGCATGATAAGCATTGTACATCTCAACAAAGTTTTCATACGCATAGCTTGGAATTTCTCCTAACTTCATGTACTTATCGTGATACTCAATAAGTTGCACACGCAAAAGAAGCATTGTTCCCTTGCTGTTCGCATCCCTATCTTTCTTTTGCTGCTTTAGGAGCCAGACGATGTAGCCTAATAAAATAGGCAGAACAATCGTATACGTCTGTAATAAAAATTCTTTCACTTCATATCTCCTAACTGTTTATTTGTTGGCACACCGCCCACCACCCTTAAAGTGTGCCGCCTGCAACCTTATTACCGGAATCCGTAACATGGTCACGCACAATCTTCTAAACCCCTCGATTTCGATGGGGTTATAAAACTTTTGCAAATGGGAAAACACCCACAAACAGTTCTTCCCGGTCTCTCCATGTTCTCGACACTCCATTCTCTGAATAGCTTGCCATGAAGTTTTCACCGGCTTGCGATCTGTCATACACGACAAGATTAACCACCACGGACTGAAATTTTTTCATATCCGCAGCAATCTTCTCTTCAGTGTAGCTTTCCGGGTACATTCTTTTTGCTCTGATGTCGGCTTCTGCTTGACTGATAAGTTGTTCCAAAAGAGGATTTTCTTCCAAATGGTCAAACACGACCTCGGAACTTTCAGAATCAATATGAAATTGTTTCAGACGGATTTTTACTTGCTCCAAAGTCGTATATTCTGCCATGTGTTACCTCTTATTCATCCTTTGCAGTTACCGTAGTAATACCTGCTTTTACTGCTCTGTAATTAGGATCACACTCGATAATCATAATTTCCTTGCCGGTTATTGCTTCAATTTCAGAAATGCCGTCCCAAGTAGCATACGTCTTTACATTTCCAAGATAAGAAGGTAATTTACAATCATCTGCTACCTTGTATTTGTAAGAATTGTCACCGCTTTTTGCAGGGGAAACGCTTACTTTCGTGTATCCATTAGTTGTTTGGCTTGCAGTGCTGTTCACTACCAATGTATCCAAACCGCTTTCTCCTTCGGTTAAAGTACCGATTACTATTCCATAAGGGTTAGGAATTACAGGGATAAACACGCCACTAGCCTTAGTCCACTCAGCAACCGGATCAGGAGTTGCCCACTGGGAAATAGTAATGAATTGCTTTTGGGACAGGCTTGTAAATGCACTTGCCTTTTCTTCTTCCGGAGTTACGCCCCAAAGTCCAGTACCAATCTTTCCGTTTCCAGTAGATACATAAAGAGTAAATACATTATCCGGTAAAAATCTCTTGGGAGTTCTCGTTGTATTTTCCTTGTTGGCAATTCCGTACATATCATCATCAATTACCATATTCAGACCATACAGGCTAAGTAACAGATTTGCCACTTCTGCCGGAGTAATTGCCATTCCAACGAAATTAACTCCCTTAATAGCTTTCATGATTCCTTCATTCTTAAGCATATAAGAGCGCATTTTGGTAGAAGTCAGTACAGTATTGACAACATATCCTTTGTCAAGAGCCATCTGAACCATGTCTGCAATATCTCCAAGGATATCATGGGTAGGATCTTCCCAGCCTTTCAGTGCCTTGAACTTATTTACTTTGAAGTCAATAGCAAAATTGAGACCATTTTCGTTAATGGTCATCTTACCGGTAGACATAACTTCCATTTTTGCGATTTCAGTTCTTGTCTTAACAGAATCAGACAGCCGACCCATATCGTCATATACATAGTCAATCAGGTTGCTTTCTCTTACACCATGATTCAGCAACTGTCGTAATCTTTCAGACTGGTTGATTTTTTCCTTGATCAGCAGCTTTTCTACGCTTACTTTTTCGAATCCAGGTCTTACACCAATAGCAGCTTCGGTATCAAATGCGTGTACCATTGCTGCGGTAGTAAGATCCATTCCTTCGGAAAGTCTTTCATACTCTGCTTCAAGGTTCTCGGTCTTGATATCAGGGAAAAGACGGTCACCTACATAATTTCTTGCGATAGAATAGTTTTGGGAAAAATCCAATCTATCCTTGTCTGTAATCATAGATAATACACTTGGCATATTTATTTACCTCCGTAATTTAATCAAAATAGATGCCATTTGCCTTAAGGGCAGTCTCCGCACCGCTGTCAACAGTTACAGGAAGATTTTCCTTAATTACTCTTCCGGCAATGATTACGGAAATAGGCTTTTTTTCGTCATCCGTAATATCAACATCCTCAAACACAATTCCCTTCGCAGAGGAATTATTTGCGGGAACTACGGTTCCAGCTTTAATGATTTTCTTGTCATCTACCGTAGTAGCCATTGCCTTAGTGCCCTCAAAAGTCTTTAATACAAGTCCAACCTCGCTGGACAAAATGTTTACACCAGATGTATAACTGGTAGTCTTCATATAAGCCATTCTTATACCTCCAAAATTACTGTTCGATTACATAGCGTTGATTGTACTTTTTAGCCATTTCAGCGCCTTTACTTTCAGTTCCATCACCACCGCCAGCACTACCACCGCCCGGATTTGTGGTTCCGTTTGCGATTTCCTGCTCTTTAGCCTGTGCCGCAGCAGTCTCTTTATCAGAGATAATTTTTCCGAGTACTTCGTAGTCAAAACTGCCGTCATCCTTGATAACCTGTGATGCCTGTTCAGCAGAAATGTTAAACTTGGATGCTGCATTGCTTCTCTGTGCCGCAATAGCCTGCGTCTTTTCAAGTTCTGCGATTTTTGCATTTGCAGAATCAAGGTCTTTTTGCAGTCTTTCCGAATCGGATAAACCCTTATCTTTCATGGCTGTGTATTCCTTTTCCAACTCACGCAGTCTTGTCAACTCTTCACTGTTTTTGTTTGCTTTTGCGTTTGCTGCCTGAACATCCTTGCTATTCTCAGCAATGATTTTTTCAATCTGTTCATCAGTCAAACCCATAGCTGTCAGTTCTTCTCTCTTCATAAATTACCTCCGTTATGTCCTACGAATTTTTATACGGTGCAACGACACCGGTTGACATTGCCGGTTTATACGCTCACGGCATTGCGAATTTTTATAAAATAAAAACAGCTACCTATTTCTAGGCAACTGTCTTATTTTGCATTTGTTTTACTATTTCCTGTGCTTTCGCCATCTGCTCTTCTATATTGATAATGTCAGCAGTTTTCCACAGTGCATCAAGGTAAGGTTTGGAAAGGTTGAAAGTCTTTTCACAATCTCCCCAAAGTCCAACCGTTTTGATTGCAATAAGAGGATGAATACCACACTGCAGAAGTTGCAGTAATGTCTGCGACTTCGTATACATATTATCTTGTGGACTGTGGTTGATCTGCACATCAAAATCTCTAAGAGTGATTTTCAGATCCTCTTTCTTAATGCGGATAACATTCAGCGCAACCTTGGCCAGTCTCTTCTCTGCTGTCTTAACAACCGGATCCTTAAGCCTTGCTCTTGATTTTGAAAAATCCCATCCGTTTCTCAGCTCAACCGCACCCTGCGTATCACCGCCAGTGTTTCCTTGCTTGTTCGGTATTCCCAAAATTGAAAGTGCGCTGTCTGTTAAATCATCCTTGGAAACCTGTGTCTGCGTTTGGTCAAGTTCCTGTGACATCACATCAACATCAGACTTGTTATCCTTGTTAATGGACTTTACAACCAATGCATGGTTCATTTTCATTTTTTTGAACTGTTCTTCGTCAACTTCACAGTTTACAAATTTGTACCATGCCTGGATAAACTGCTCTATACCGTCCATTCTGTTTGACTGTGTATTATTGATTGCATCCAACAGATCTATAACAAGTTCAATATCAGACAACCGCTCATGGTTGTTCGGAAATTCTACAATCGGAATACTACCAAATCCATGAAGTTTCCATGTATCAGGAACAACCGCACTGTTTTTTATCTTACATTCATGGGATTCCGTGTAGCAGAGTTTGTACCACTCGCCATTTTCATCTTTTAATTCCTGTACCGCCAAAATCGGTTCTTCGGAACTGCGGTTGTAAATAACAAACGTGTTCAGAGGATTAGGTGCAACCACACGGATAGGCACATCTCCATTCACAATCTGAATAGCTTTGAATGATGTTCCGGTTGCCGACTGCCACTCACCAGCTTTTATGTCTTTCTCATGCTTATTTGCATCTGCTAAGTAATCATTCAGTTCATCTACTGCCTTATTTACAGCTTTATCATCTTTTCTGCTGACAAACTGAATAGGCTCTCCGTAAGTCTGACCGACCTTGAACTGTACCCACTCATAAGCATGATTCTCAACGATTTTGTTTGTTATATCCTCATTTGACAGCTTTGTTCTGTATAGTACCGGTTGATCTCCTTTGTAGTACTCCCACAAGTACTTGATAACCGACTTATTGTAATTAAAAACACCGATGCAATCACCAACAACCTTTACAATGTTGTCTTTGGTTATCTGCTCCACATCCGTATATGCAATTTTTCTACCGTGACAACCCTTTACAAGGTCTTGAAATTTCATAGTGTTCATATTTTCACCTACATAAATGTCATTCCGCTGCTCTGATCTCTTTTTGGAAGCTTCTTGATCTCACGTTCTCCGGTCTCTGTATGGTAAACAACCATCTTATTGCAATTCCGGCACTCATATGTCTTGTCGATGTGTGATTTTGCACTACATTCACCGACTAACCGTCCGCATCCCGGACAGTACACTCTAATTTTTTGGTTAAAAATCATAAATACCTCTTTTCTTCGCAAAAAAATACCGCCCTTGCTGATAAGAGCGGTACTTCTGGAGTCTTCACATGATTTGAGGAGGAAATGAAAATATCTTGGAATCTTTCTGCATCTTAATAGTATCACGGAAAAATCGGACATATCGGACAAGTTTAATTTGCCATGTAACGATCGAATGCTTTTCTTACGCTATCCTCTGTGTTTCCACCACCGATTCTATCAGCAACCTTGTTCCATGATAATTTTTCAACAAAACGTAAATTGATGATCCGTCTTATACGACTGTCCTGAACGCTTGCAATAAATTCTTCGACTTCATTATTTTTTTGCAGTAAATCGTCCTCTAAAAGTTGTAAAGTAGCTTTTCTGGAATAAAGCAGTGTCCGTTTTCTGCTGTACTCTGGATAAGGGAATCCTTCAATACGAAAATGTTCAGTGCCGCCGCATCCACCTGATACGCTGTCAACAACATTCCCATCCGATTCAATTTTTCTGATATCCGATTCAAGTTTTTTAATCTTCTGCTGTACTTCTTTGATTTCTTCCTGTAAATCTATGTATTGAGATAAAACCTCTTTAGTCACCATAATCAATACCTCCGTCCGAAAGAGAATGGGTTTTGAATTGCTTCTGCTCTTGCCATTCTTTTATTTCCGTAAATCATGTCACATAGTTGTGCCGTAGAATCTATCCCGTCATCATGCTTCATTTTCCCTTCAAAAGTAGCAGACAAAATATTTTGAAAATACTTTCTGTACTCTTTTGTTTGATATTTCATGTCCACAAAATGAAGTTTTCGTATGTCTGGAGCATGATTTTTGATTCTATCCATTTTTGCAGTCTGATTGTCTGCCGGATCATGACTTGTGTTAATAGGATATCCGTCTTTTTCCCATATCTTTTCACAATCTGTACGGTATGCTGATGTTGTCTTTGTTTCCTCAAAATGGACTTCTGCTGTCTTATTATTAAATTTATCTAAATGTCTTTCCATTCGTGAAGTAACTTCCGGTATGGTAATTTCCTTATCACCGTCATTGTAGACAACATCAGTGATATAATGTTCTCCGTCAATCTCATAGCAGATAGGCATTGATACAAAATCACCGCCACCATAAGCAGGGTCATTAGCTGCAAATATCCTATCAGGTCTTATTCCTTCAAGTTCTGCCGGATTAAAGAAATTCATCATATCGACATTGAACATCTGACCTTTTCTTTCAATAGGCTCCTGTTGATACTGTGCAAACCATGATGCCATATCGTCATTGTTCTCAAAAGATGCCATACGTCTTTTGTAATCAAGAGTTGTATATCCCAAATGATACGGATAATCAAAATTGCTATCTCCGTTTTCATTTAGTGCAGGAATAATAACCTCTCTGTGCCGTATGCCTTTGTATTCAGGATCATTTTGTAATAGGTCTAACCGTCTACCTTGAACGTCCTTTTTCGCCCAACGTGTTCCTATCCCCAACAATTTAGCCTTTCCAGGCTTAATTCTCGGCATAAAGTTGTTGTCGAATTTTCCCCATACAGTATTTTGCCTATCTTCACTCAATGCTTCATCAATACCGCTGAATAAGTCATCATAAACTCCAAGCCCGTCACAGTCACAAGCACCATTCAATGTTCCGTAAATGCTTCGCATGGTAAATGTTGGGTATGTCTTTTTACGGATAAGGTCTACTGTCAAATCTTTTCCATCAGTGACTAACTTTTTCTCAACTATGTTTGGATATATTTCAGCATATGTGTATGTCGGGTCTGTAATCATTTCTATGATGCCGTCATAGTAACCACCAGTAATTTTGTCCGAATATGCCGAATACAGATTAGACCGTTCCGGTCTGTTAGAGCCGAACCACAGATTACCCATTTTTACTATTTGTGTCTTACCGATTCGTCCGGGACAAAACACCATTCCTTCATCAAGCACATCATCGTACAAATCTTGAATAAGCTGTGCTACCTGCCGTAATGGATTTATTCTCGGCTGATAAAATCTCTCTTCTACCGGTCTGTTCTTTTCCATGTATAGCATGAAGCTTTCAAATCGGTAATGTGCTTCAATCAGAAGCGTTTTGTAATAGTCATCAACAAGGCTGTATTTTTCTTCATGTTGTTGGCTGTATTTTTCAAGGTCAAGTATTCTACCTCCTGTCCTATCCATGCAGAAACGCTCTATAATGCCTTTAGAACGGTTTGTTATCTGTAAGCCATAAGTTATATCCTTTTCACCGTTTATAGCCACTCTACAGGCTTCTATGTACGCATCAATGACCTGTTCATCAATTCCCTTTCGCTGTATGTAATTGTCATAGCTGTTTACTGCCGATATAAGGCTCTGACTTGCCAAAAGAAAAAGCACCTCCACGCTGTCGCAGAGATGCTTATAGACCTCTGCCTATAATTTTTCTAGGTTAGTGACTAACTCCAATTGTTAGCCAGTGATTTATTAGCAATTTATCTTAATTCCCTCTGTAAGAATTGATGTACCATCTTCTGAAAGCATCAGTTTTCCGTTTTCATCAGCCTTTTTCCATGTGGCTTCTGCAACTATCATCGGTTCACACCCCACATGACCGCTAAACCGTAAATCAATGTCTGTACATAGGACTTTCTTACCGTCAATCCATATCTCTGCCGTGTTTCCATCAGAGATAATTTTAATTTTCTCTTCCATTACTCCACCAACTTTCTTCCGCACATAGGGCAATAATTGATTTTTATATATCCAAGGCAACCACTGTCTCCTGTGTCGATCAACACTCCAAATTCATTTTCATCTTTGCAAATAAAATCTCCTCCAGCGTATCTTTTTTTCATATATTCATAATCGTTCATTGCTATATCTTCGCAAAATTCACACATGATTAAAACCTCGCTTCACAATGCTCTACCATTGTTTCCAACGTTTCCTTGTTATACAAAATAGAGCCATTCTTGTCCGCTTTATATTTATCAAAAGTGCATATCGTAGTTATAAAATTCCCAATGCAGTCCGCATGGAAATTTATGTTGTATACTTTCTTCTGCCACTTGCCGTTTGCGTATATCTTGGTGTATCCGCCTTTTCTTGTTTTGATAATTATTTTAGAACGTGATTTTTTCATCACTTGTCCTCCTGTTTTTACACCAAACCAAGAATATACAATATACCAAGTTCCGATTCTTGCTCTGCACATTCTCTGACATGAACCAAAATTTCCTTTAGTTGTTCATTATCTTTTTCTGTCATTTTATTTTTGTCAATTATTTCATCGATGCAGTAATATAAACAATGCCCATATCCACACCCCAAACGACTTCCATAAAATGATTTTCCAACAATATCATAATTTTCAGTTTTTAAAATATCGTGCTGATAATCTAAATCGCACCACTTTTTATTATCTTCCAGTTTCTCTTGAAGATATTTTAAGAAATCTACTACTCTTTTTTCTCTATCACTGATGTATAATATCGTGTCTTTCATTTTATTTCACAATCCTTCTGCTTTCTTCCATCACTTTACAGTTCCTTGCAAAATCTCTTTCAATAAAACTTTGCGGTATCCTTCCAAAATTTTCCAAAGCGTATTTTTCTACCGCTTTTTTGGAAACATCTATACTAAAATTTCGTAATGCTTCTGTTTGTGGTTGATAATCTTTCAATCCATTCATCCTCATATCCTCCGTAACCCATGCAGACGGAATCGAACCGCCGACACACATCCTATGCGGATGCTGTTCTACCACTGAAGCTATACATGGGAATCGCACCGTAAAACCTTTTATGGCTTGCGCTTGCCATAACCAAAGATGCATCGCCTACTTGTCACTGACTATCCACAATCTCACAGTCTTGTCTGTTCTCTAATTCATAGGCTTGGTTTTCGCTAAACATATGTGGCTTACGTTTTAGCTAGGGAATAGTTGCCGTGGGAGTTGAACCCACCCGACGCAAACAAGGTACGACTACTTTTGAATCTGCAAATTCTACTCGCAGAAGTGTTTTTCGTTGACCGATAATGAGCAACTACTATCCATACATCTCCCATCGACCTGAACTATTGCAGTAGTGCCAGACTAAGTGGAGATAAAGATAAAGTTGGGATGATGGGGCTCGAACCCACAGCCTATGCCTTAGAAGGACACTGCTCTTTCCATTTGCGCTACATCCCAATGTGCGTTTCCATAAGCTGTATGCCTACATTTAAGGCACTGACACAGCGCAACACTTATGGCTATTTTTATTTTCGCAGGGCATCCGCCAGTTACCTGCTAGTTGGGAGCGACCCAACCGTCTACGCCAATTTTATGTCCGCAATGGCTGTGCGGGATTTTAATGTCTTTACTGACAACCCACGGATTAAAACCTACAACGGTATTCCGCAAAAACCGGGATATCATAAACCGGTTAAACCCTCACGAGCCTTGCGACGGCTCTTAACAGCATTCCGCTATGAGGTGAAAGGAGTCTTCCATGTAGATGGAATATTCGCAGATGGCAAAGACCAAAAGAAGAAAACATCTGCGAAACAGGACTACCAGGATTCGGACCTGGGAATGCAGCAGTCAAAGTGCTGTGCCTTACCGCTTGGCGATAGCCCTAAACTCCGGGAGAGAGACCATCTGCTCCCGGATTATTTTTGTGAAACACCCTATCTTTATCTAAAAAAAATTGTCACGCCTGTGTACGGTACTTTGAAAAAATTTGTGTTGTCAAACGCATTATTCCATTTTTCGTTTCCCACACACAGGCTACATACACTCTTGATGCCTTGATTTCTCTGCCACATATCCAATGCCAACACAACACCGGATATTCGGCAATAACAATGGCTTTATGAATTTAACCCATTCAAAATTGTGATATGGGATAATTCGCATAATCTCCGGTAACCACATAGGCTATACCCACGCGAAAGTTATTCCAAATGCAAGGAACATTGCGAACGCAAATAAAATAACTCCGTCTGATGCTGTTTTCTGTTTTGGAGCATACCATAAAGCAGATATTGCTAAAACTGTCAATACCAACGTTGTCATTATTTTTAAAATCATGAATCCAAGCATTTTTTCTTCGTCCTTCCTTCAATTTCATCGATCATTGCCATTACCAGTGCTTTAGCAAACTGGCTATTGTTATGTATTTTAATCAGCAAATTGCCCTGCCGGATAAGATACGACCAGTCATCATCCGTTTTCGGATTAGCACACTCTTTATGTATTTTCCAAACCTCTGTGTAGATCTCTTTAATCTCCGGTGGCAATTCACATTTCTCCTTAACTGGCAAATCTTCTTTAGGCTCTTTATCAAGTCTGCTCTTTTGGTGCTTCATCTGACAGCTAACCATTTCCGTAACATTCTCACGGTCTCTCTTGATTCCGTGACCTTGCAGAAATAATTCGCATTGCAAGACTTCACCACATTTTGAACATTCGTCTTTTATCTCTTTCCCGTAAATCTGCATACGCTTAATCTCTACCAGTGACTACCGCTCTTAAAAATACTCCGATGATGAACAGGATATATACCCATGCAGGAGCATGTAATTGAAACAGTATCCATGCTAAAACTATGTAAATGAAAATCATGTGGTATACCTCCTAAGGGTCTTTTTTATTTTTGAGGAAATTTGAGGGACTAAGTAGGGGCTGTTCGCTGGTCCTGCCAGACCCCATCCCCCTGTGTGCTATGTTTCTTTTCAACTATGCGTTAAACTAATCTTTCACGCAGTCTTATTTGTTATGCCTTTAACTATCCAATATTTCCGCACGTTTCCGCTGTTGTTGCTAATCATTCGCATCTATGTTGTTACTGTAATACGCTCCGGAATCGGTCAACATTGATGTATTTTGTCCAAAATTTGTGTCTAATCGTGGGAGTTGGTCTGCTGTCCTGGTTATCTTGTGTACAATCTCTTGTTGTGTGGTCTGTTTCCTTCCGTGGTCGTTGTTTAATCGTTCCGTTGCTCCTAGAGCATTCCGCAGGTTAAAAGCAACAAGTTGATCGCAATCCGCATCATCTAACCAATTTACAAAAGCTTTTCTGACCTCGTCCATGCTCGATGTACTTGATTTAGTCCTCCATGCACTTAAAGCCTGTTTAGATATCCCTGTTAATATCTTAAATGTATCAGCTGTAGCAGTCATATCATAAGCATTAGCTAACTCCCTAAGATATAAATAAACCTCATACAACAGATCTATGTTGTACGCATTGTAGTTGGTTAACATTTGGTTAATACTATTATCCACTACGTTTTTGGGTATATCTTTTAATACATTACTAGGTCTTATATAATTGTTATATATATATTGCATGGCACCATTAAAAACCGGTTGCCGTTGTGATCTCATGTCATCGATGCCATAAGCTGCACAATAATCGTCAAAGTATTTCCGGATATTTTTTTTAATCTCGTCAATGTTTGGAATCTCTCTGACGTCCTGCACCGCTCTACACCTCTTGAAATCTGCAATAAAAAAATCACAAGCATCACTCAATAAACCTATGTCTTTTGATCTCCTCCACAGATCAGGTAAAAACATAAATCTAAAAAAGTGACAAGCTAGTGACTTCTTGTCGTTTCCGGTCTGCCGGCTCCGGTGGTCTTGGTTACAATCTGGGCGGCTGCGTATCCAGAGGGGGTTGGATTTGCTCCGCTGTCACTCGCACCGTGTTAACGTCGGCTCCCTAACTGCTTTTATCATACCATAAGTGCTATTTATAAATCTACAACAACCTTTTACGCATTTGACGATTTGTTATTGTGGTATGTCTGCCGGTGATCCTGAGCATATAAAAATCATGCGATTAAAAAATATCATCCGGTTAAATTTGACAAATGGGATTTTTTGACAGACAGACAGGTAATTTTTGCAGATAGGTACATAGTGGCAGCCGGTCGGCTCTAGTATTTATATATACTTGGATATACAATGTCTTTCTGCATTTATTTACTTTTATTTTATCTAACCTTTATTTTATCTAATCTCCTTTTATTTAATCTGCGTCTACAAAATGTCTACAATTTGTCTACAAAATTTAGCACGTTAAAATGTCGCAGTGAAAATAGATCAAGAAAAGCAGGCTGTTGCACCTGCTTATAGATTACGATATTTTAATTTTAGCTTCTTCGCTCCGCTGAATATTTAATAACAAGGGTTTTCTTTTGCCAGCTCCCAAACCTCATTAAATTTTTGCTCGTGCCGTTTTGCATACTCGTCAAAAAATTGCTGATCTGTGCACGGTGCAAGATCTCCGTGTATCTCCTCTCGCAAATCGTCATCCATAAAAGATACAGCCAAATCATAATCAACGTTTACTCCATACTCATTTACAACTGTATTTCTCATATTCTCCACCTTTTACCTTTCTTTTATGCTGTTTGTTTACTTGTTCGTCTGATCCGTTCCGCTCTCGCTGTGATCCGGTCAATTAGTGCCCTGTCACCGTATGCGGTTTTGCTGGCAAATAACTCCTGATCGGTCATGCTCTCCAGTGCTTGGAGCGTTTCCTCTTGCACTGTTTCCAGGGCTTGGAGTTCTGCCATGTTAAATTCTTTCAGCCGTTCGGATTCCGTTGTTTCCAGTTGATCCCGGTAGTACTGGAAGAACTGCCGGACGTTTGAACGGATCCGGGCGGCTTTCTTTGCTGTGATCTGCTCCGGCGTTCCTTTCATGTCGTTCGCTCCTTTCGTTCGTTTGTAATTGTATTATACATTACTCAATTTATTATGTCAATACCTGTCTCTTATACACATCTCCGAGCCCACG